AGCAGTGAGTGTATCTATCGATAGGTAATCTTTATGAAAGTGGTGAATATTCATCCAATCTTCAAGCATAACTTTAGACATATTATCAAAAAACGCATCAGACAATATTGGATTATCTTCGACATAATAAGCATATGATGCCATAAGATACCATGGCACCATCATACTAATGTTTTTGTCAAACAAAGATTGAGCTTGAGTATCAAGCATAAGCATTGATGAAGTTTTCACCAGCTACTGTGACGTATGCATAACCGTCTGATGCGTGAATGTGACGAGAAATAAAACCAGCGTCAATAAGCTGCTCCATTTTAGCACAATATGTTGCATATGATTTAGAGAAACCAGAAAGATCTGTACCAAAGTTGCTAACGTGAATCGGCTTACGTACGCCATTTTTTGCTTCAGAAGCAACTGCGTTTTCAAGGATTTCACGCTGGATTTTTACGAGCTTTTTCATTTTGATCTCTCTCTTGTTATCTTGTTTCTATAACCAGAATAATACATTTGAGAAGTCTTGTACACACTTATTTTCACTTTTTTTGCATTTAAGCGGCAATAATATTAAACCATTGTGGAATAGAACGCTTTGACCATACCATATTAAAACGATCTTGTTTAGTCTGATAGTATTCTTTATAAGATCGAACAGGATCACCCTCATACATACATTGTGGTTCATGTTGCATAGCAAGAGGAAAGTCTGTATATAGGTTAGACCATTTAATACCGCTAGGTGGTTTACTTAGCATATCACGTAGCTTAGTCTCTGTGGCGTGGATTTTACCATAACGATGTGTGTATTCTTCGCACAGCGCCACAAAATGTTTATAATGCCATTCGTAATTAGCATTTGTCTGCATAGTCCATACAGTACACGGGTGACCATGATGTACTGCTTTATATAGTAATTCTTCGTGTGAATGCTTTGGATGGACCCAGTAATTAGACATACGTTTGCCTGATTTCGATGGGCGTTTTTCCACGTAGCCGTCAAGCATACGGTGGGCAGTAGATAGCATTTGTGCTGACTCTACAATCATTTTTACAACATGTTTGTCACATTGTAGTTGTGCCGCTTTTACTGGGCAAGTATCTAGTATAAAGATATTCATGTATTATCCCCTCCAACAGAGTATACTCTTATTATACCACGTTGGAGGGAAATGTAAACCCCTTATTAAGTTAAAGATTGATTAATGCGACTGTCAAGATAGACTTGTTTTGCTAAGATCTTTTGGTAAAGAACATCCTTGCCACGTTGTTTGAGCTTTTCTGCATATTCACGTAGTTCAGTGGAATCTTGGATCAAGCGGTCTAATTGAATTTTTGACATTCATATTTCCTTAATTTACTAAAGTTTATAATATCACTTTCTCATAACGAATCTTTCAACAACCCTGGAAAAGCTTCTTCCACGGCGGGTCGTGAAATTCCTTTAGGTGCTCGCTTGTTCGTCATATCAACGACAAGCTGGGCATCCTTTGGATGAATTCCTTCGATGATTTCGAAGAAAATTCTCTCTCTTTTATATGCAGGCATAACATCGTATTGCGTACCCTTTACAAAGTATACAAAACGCCTATGCTCTTTAATTAAATTTTTTGGTGCGCTATGATCCTCTCCTGGCGTGTATGGTGGATCGCCAGGGGGTAACGCAAACTCTACGGTAGAATCCATAGATCCGCGTAGTATATCTTTAAGTGCCCAAGTTTCGTTTGCTTGTAGTACAGCAACAACTTCGGCTTTCGATCTTTTTCTTCGTGCTTCGTCTAGCACTTCATAAATCATTTTAGGGTAGCTATCAGCCATCTTTTCACCTCACTATGTTTTTATTTATACTTTTACTTTTACGTGTTTTGAATGTATTTTACATCCTATGAACTCGTTATAGTAATCATCACTAAGTAATACATCATATTGAAACTGTAGCTTTGCTTCATAGTATGAGCATTCACCTTTACTTATGCATAATCTTAGTATCTCTTTATGGTAGTTGTCTATACCCTTTTGCTCAATGAGCTTCTGTACGGCCACGCTGGAGCCCGTGTATGTGTACCAGTCAGACATAACGCGAGTCTTTACCCGCCTCTTCCTTGTCTTAGTAACGGGTAAGATTTTCGGTTTCCAGAAGAATTTCTTACCGATGTATTTTTTACCGGTATCTAACTCGGTAATGCAATAGACAAAGCCCTGATAATCCTCAAGATCATCAGGGCCAAGCTCAAAGTTTTTGTTTTCATATAACCACATAAGGCTATCTATACTAGTATTCGTCTGAGTCCATTTCTATAGCATTAGTAGTATTACCACAAAATGGACAATAGTCTGGTGCCATATCAGACTCACTTTCGACTTCACAATCTTCATCACAAAAACTACATTCAATTTCGTACTTACTCATTAATTATGCCTCACAGCTCGCGCAGTTCATGATGTCCCGTACCAACTCTTGAGCTGGATTAGCAGAACGTTGATAGTAAAAGGTCTTGACTCCAAGTTTCCAACCTTCGATGATAAGAGCATTCACGTCTTTTGCCGATACGTCTGGATGTATCATAATATTTAATGATTGCGCTTGGTCTATATATTTCTGTCTGGCAGCAGCTTGTTGGACAATAACCAGTGGTGTGATTTCGCTAAATGTTTTAAACACGCTTTTTTCGTGCTCAGTTAAGAAATCAAGATGCTGTACAGATCCACCGCGCTTTAGTATTGTTAGCCAAGTATCTTCGTCATCTCTGCCATATGTTTCTAATACAGTTTTTAGATATGGGTTTCGATAAGTAAACTTACCTTTGGCCAGATCCTTTGTAAAGTAGTTAGATGCCAGTGGTTCGATAGATGGGCTAACTTGTCCTAAAATGAAGCTGGATGATGTCGTAGGAGCCACAGCAGTCCGCGTGAGGTTACGTTGTCCATAACCTAACATTCCAACAGGCTCTCCATATTCAATCGCTAATTCCTTAGAAGCTTCTAAGGATTTCTCATCGATGAATTTAGAAACCTTTGTTGCGGTCATATGTGCTTCAAATGATTCGAATGGAATAGATTTCGACTGCAAATAAGAATGCCAGCCAAGTTGACCTAAACCGAGAGCTCGCCACTTCATAGCAAAGTTACGGGCCGAATCCATGAACTTGATACCATCAGTCTTCTCAATATACTCTTCCATAACAGCATCAAGAAACCAAATCATAGTTTCGACAGCATCAGTTTCCATCCACTCGTCTGCAGTTAGAAGATTCATTGATGCTAGGTTACATACAAATGATTCTTCTTCATTAGCAGGCAGACATATCTCTGAGCATAAATTAGATGCCCAAATATTGATGCCCTCATCTTTAAGAACTTGTGGCTTGTTATTGTTTACTGTATCCTTAAAGAACAAGTAAGGATAGCCACTCTCACGGCGCTTGCGAAGTATGCGAGCCCACACAGTGCGCTTATCATTATCTCCTTCAATCATATCCTGCATCCACTCATCACCAATCGTGACGCCAAGACTTAGGTTTATAATAGAAGAACCTTCTTCACGCGCATCTAGAAATTCCATAATGTCAGGTGATTCTACATCAAGATATGCAGCAAATGAACCACGGCGGACATTGCCTTGTGCAACAACATCTACAGTAGTTTCAGTTAAGTTCATAAAGTGTACAGGACCGTCTGCTGTACCACCAGATTTAATAGGCGTACCACGTGGACGCAAAGCACCAAAGTAACCAGAAGTTCCGGCACCCATTTTAGTTTGCATGCCAACTTCTGCTACTTTCGTTAGAATAGATTCCATATCATCATTAATGAATACACCATTACATGAGATAGGTAATCCCTTCTTAGTTCCAAAGTTTGACCATACCGGAGACGATAAGCTATAAAACCCTCGACTCATATAGTCATAAAACTTATCGGCAAAACCTTCTTTATCCAAGATGGTTTCTGCTGTCTGTGCAATACCCCGCACACGTTCCTCGGCGGTCATGTTACCGTCGATATATCCACGACTTAGGAAGAGTCGCGAATCGTCATTGAGCCAATCAAATGCCATCATATACTCCTTTAAAATAAATCATCTACGCTAATGCCTTTTCCTTTAGCGTATTCAACAGGCCGCTTCTGAAAGAAGTCTGTCATGTTTGCGCCATACAATTCTTCATCAAACCAAAACGTTTCGTCTGATAAGGCTTTGTCATACACAATTTCACTACTATCAAATCCAATTGAATCAATTGATTCTGACATACGTTTAGCGATAAAGGCCTTAAGAATATCAGCACTTAGACCTGGAGCAGAATATCCGTCCATAATCCAATCAATTACCTTGCTCTCTGCCTTTAATGCTTCGATGCACTCTTCTTGTACACGAGCCTGTAGTTCTTCATCAAATAATTCTGGATACTCTTCACGTAGCGTCTGGATCAGCTTGATGCCTACCTGAGCATGAAGCATCTCTTCGTTACGTGTATATTGTACCTGTTGAGCACAATCTTTCATTACTGCTTTATTACGATTAAGGTGCATAATGATATAGAATTGGCTAAACAGAGATACGTTTTCAACAAACAATGTAAATAGCATAATAGAATAGATATATTGTTTTTTGTCATCCGCATATACTTTTTCATTGTATTTACGTAAATAATCAACACGCCCCTTAATCACATCAACGTTTAAGTTCTCTTCAAATACGTGTGTGAGATGCAATACATCTAGGATTTTTTCATAGGCCATGTTGTGAATGACTTCTGAATTGGCCATAGCGTAGCCAAGATCCTTGATTGATGGATGTGGCAAATGATTTCCAATATCTGCCCAAAACGATTTTACTGCTATTTCAATTTGACCAATTGCGCTCATAGTCTTAACAACAACTTCTTGCTCGGCTGGAGTTAGATCTGTTTTAAACTGCGAGTAGTCTGACCGAAAATTAAATTCATCCGGCGTCCAAAACCCCTTCCAAATTGCTTCGATGAACTGCTTCGTCCATGGATACAAATCGGGTTTTCGTGCAATTTGTTCTTCAAATAGCATTCGTATCTCCAAAATTTTTGTGATTTCTTTTTACATATGGTGTACTATATATTAGAAATAATACTTCGTACATCGAATAATAGCTAATATGTCACAACATATTTTATATTTTATTCGTCTAATTGTGTAATAGATTTTTCATAGTACGCAATGATTTCTTTTTGCTGTAGGACATACCTACGCAAATCATTAATACCTATCGCAAGGTTTTCATAGCCCTTTGGCGTAATAGCAATAAATGCCGGAACACCGCCTACGGCTTCAACACGAGTAATAAACTCATCAAGATTATCTTCATTAACTACAAACCATTCAACGTCCGGCATATCAACCGGTTTCGGTGGTTCTTGTAATGCAATATTTGGTTTGACGTATTCAGTCTGAGTTACTATCTCCGGGATCAGCATCCCCGACAGGCAACCGCTCAGCGTCATCGCTAGGGTCAATAGGAGTAGTATCTTCCAAAATTTGTTTAATGAGTCTGTCAACACCACGGTTTATCCTTTTTTCTAAATCAGCCGGGTCAGCAAGCGCTTCCCGCGTAATATCAATTTCACTAAACCGCTTTCTAAGTCTGCCCAAACCTTCTTCAGATTTTTGCAATGCTTTTTGCAGTTCTCTATTATTAGCTTCTTGCTGTTCAGCTTCTTTTTCTAATGTATCTATAGTATCATTTAATGTATCAGTTGCATTTTGAAGTACAAGATTATTGGCGCTCAGAGTAGCAATCTTCTCCTGAGTATCCTCATAATACCATTTAGCTCCATAAACAACAGAACCCATAGTACCTATAACAAATAAAAAGATATAAATTCTAATCATCAATATACTTTCTAAACCGCTTTAGAAGTTTTGGTTGTCTGTGTGGCCCGCGTCTCCTGTCGACTACCACAATACCTTGAGGATTCGATCCAGCACCAGCAACAGAAGTTGTAGCAGTACCAGGGGCTTCCTCGTGCTTCATTGATTGTAATTTAGTACGTAATGCAATATTACCTTTCATATCTAAATCTGGATGATGCTGTTTAATCTTTTTAGATAGGTGATTTGTAGAACGGGTTAGTCTAGCTTTATTGCCCCTATAATTATAATCACCTGCTTTATCTTCTGCACCTAAAGTCTTCTTATATGCTTTTACGACTTCAGGATGCGGCTGCACGCTTTCCACTTTAAATTTCTTATCAGGAGTGCTAAAGTTCTTTTTGCGCATAATAGTTTTTGCGTACATCTCTAACTCCTTCTTCTTTGGATTCCAATTAAGTACAAACGGAATATTAACATCAGATGCCAAATCGCTCATGACGCCTTCTGCATCATCGCCCATTTTAGCAATAGGTTTACCCCATTTTATATATTCTTTTTTAAACAAAACTGCTAACTCTTTAACAGTAATTTGTTGTTTATTACGGATATCATTTACCCGATCTAAGAAATGCTTAGTGAATTCTACGTCCATGCCTATTCTAGCAAAGACTTTATCTAAAACCTTTTCTAGTGCATTCAGCTGAAGCTTAGTAACTTTATCTTCGTTTAGCTTATAATCTACAGATTCATACCTAAACATATTTGAATAGTCAGCAACCTTTTTCCCTTGGTTATTCCATTGTCCCATTTTCATAGCTTGCTCTTTAGCATAAGCCTTTGGACTATATGTTTCTTGCCATTCAAAATCTCTTGTGCGTTTATCCCACTCCATAACTTTCCACTCACCTCGGTGGCGTTCATTATGATCAAGTTGCTTTTCAACCATAAATCTCCGGCCGGTAGGAAACTTAATTTCCTGCTCGCCGTTTGGTCCAGCTCTTTTCCATTTAGGGATAACAGTCATACTACTTAACCAACTCCATAGAAGATACATATATCTCTTGATTTGTGTTTATATGCGTGGCTTTGTAAATATCAATGCCGTTAATATTTCCAACTGGGAATGAATATTCTAATATACGAATCTTATCATTACGTCTGACTACTTCTTCACATGTCAGATTTATAGCTTTATCAGTAACAACCCGGTACATTCCTGGTGATAGCTGTTTGCCTTCTAACATAAACCACTGACTTTGCTCAAATAATTCTATACTATTATCTTTGTTAGACTCCATAATTATCTTATTAATACTGGAATCTGATAACTCAAACTTCTCTTTAAGTAAAAATAAGGCTGAAGCGTATGAACCGATTTTACCGCCTGGGATAAGTTTCTTAATGTTAAACACCATCCGCATGAACGGTGTCATGGCATCTCGCTCTTCAGACGTTTTGGATTTTCTTAATCTCTTACCGTTTTCATCAATAAGACCAAGCTCAAAGGCTTTAGTCTTGTTAAACGGCGTAACAAGCAATTTTAAAAAACGGAAGGTATAGACAAGATCTGCCGATTTCTTTAGAATACCCATTATATTTTCCTTAGTGCCTCTACTACGCTCTTATTCATATGAATATCCGCGTACTTCGTATTTTCTATATATCGTAAGAAGATTAAAAAAGGCTTTATAACTGGCCAATGTTCATCATCAAGTTTTAATTCCAATATCCTACAAGCTGGCTCAATACCAAACACATTAAATATAACGATAAGATGATTTAGAATCAATCTATCTGGTAAATCTTTTGCCTGTAGATACTTATTAACTAATCGTTTTACGTAAGTAAACCTTTTCAGATCTTCATAGAAGTCCTCTGAGCTTGCACCCAGAGGATTATGATAATGCTTCGCTGCGAACAGCATAACATTATGTTCGTTTATATTGTCAAAATTCATAATATTCTCATAAGTTATGTTTCAAACTTATTTATGTAATTACTCA